CTATCCCCTCTACCACTAATCATTGCCCCACCTGATAGCGGCTGGTTCCGCCAGGCCTGGAGCACCTAGACTGCCTTTACCCTCAACACAACCATGGCATTTAAGCTAGACAAGAAGCCCTATTACAAGTGGCCTGTCACTTGCTCAACGCCAGCCGATGGCGGAGCGCAGGAAAGCGAATCATTTACCGTCTATTTTGCAAGGATTGGCCAAGAAAGAGTTAATGAGATTATTGAAAAATTGTTGAGGCGAAACACGCAAATCAAGAATGGCGAACGGCTAGATGATGATTTACTAGAGTTGACTGATGTTTTTGTTGCTAACGAAGTTTTAGTAGGCTGGGAGGAAATCACTAATGAAGGCGAAGAAGTCCCTTATACATCCTCTACAAAAGAAAGGTTTCTTAACGAAGAAGGCGTAGCTTCCGCCATTGTCAGCGCCTGGGCCGAAAGCAAGCAGGCCGACACCGCAAAAAAGCAAACCTCCAGGAAATCGCGAGGTATTGGCTAAGCGGCGGCCGCAACAAGCTGGCGGATGATGCTGCAGACTTTGGCATTGAGCTGCCAGTCAAGCTACTAGCCGATCAAGACTGCTGGGTATGGCCGGAGAACTGGCCGGCCCTGCTGATGTTCCTGCGGATGGAGACGCAATGGCGAATCGGCCTGAATGGCCGCGAAGGCCTGGATTACCGGGTGCTGGAGTGGCTGTTTAGCCTGTACCCAGTAGACGACTCGTGCCAGGTACTGGAGGATCTAAGGATGATCGAGGTCGCGATCCTGGAGGCTGACCGTAATGGCTGAGATGTCGGCCCTGCTGCGGATCATCGCCAGGGCGGAGGGTAAGGAGGCGATCGAGGGGGTTGCTCGGTCGCTGGGCAACCTGCAGCGCTCTGGCGCCAATACCACGCGGGCGCTGGAGGGGATCGCCAGCTCAGCCGGCGGCCTGGCGGGCTCCATGCAGTCACTGGTGCCGCTGCTCAGCGGGGCGGGCCTGGTGGCCCTGGCGCAACGGTCTATTGAGACTGGCGACCGGCTGTGGGATTTGAGCCAGCGGACGGGGGTCAGCGTTGAGCGGCTGAGCCAGCTCAGCAAGGCGGCCCGCCTCGGCGGCACCGACATTGAGACGGTCGCCATGGCGCTGCAGCGGATGAGCCGCAGCATGGTGGCCGCCAGTGATGGGACAAAGGCGCTTGCCGATCGCCAGGACGACGAGATGCGGCGGGCGGTGGATGTGGTCCAGCGCGGGGAACGAGCTCAGACGCAGCTGGTCAAGGAGCAGGCTGACGCCAGGCTGGCGGTGTTGGACCGCGAGAGCGAGGCCCGGCTTAGAGCTCTAGGACGCCGTTACCGACGTGAGGAGCAGCTGCTGAGCGATCGAGCCGACGACCTGCAGGGTGAACAGGAGCGCCAGCTCCAGGCACAGGAGAACGCCGAGACACGGGCGGCGCAACGCCGGTTTGATGCCCAGCGGCGGGCGATCACGGCAGACCGGACGCTGGCGGATGAGGCGCGGCAGAACCTGTTGGACGGCCTCCGGGATCAGGAGGAGCAGGCGACCGGGCAGATTCGCGACGCCTATTCGCTGCGGTCGCGAGAGCTGCAGCGGTCACTCAGGGATCAGCGCCAGCAGCAGCAGGACGCGATTGACGACCGGCGGAGCCAGGAGGAGCGGGAGATCCGGGCCTCTGTTGACCAGCGCAAATCTGGGATCCGGGCGGAGACCGATGCCACGATCGAGGGGCTGAAAGCGCAGGCCCTGGCCAGGATCGAGGCGTTGAAAGGCGGCCCAGCCGGCGGAGAGGATATGGAGGGCCTCAACACCAGTAAGGCCGCGAACGCCTACCGAGAGCTGGGGATTGCCGTCCGCGATTCGAGGGGGCAGTTGCGGAGCAGCGGCGATGTGCTGATTGACGTGGCGAACAGGTTCCAGACCATGGCCGATGGCGTGGACAAGGCAGCCCTGGCGCAGCAGCTGTTCGGCCGCGGCGGTGCCCAGCTGATCCCGATGCTCAACCAGGGCGGGGAGGCAATCAGCAGGCTCAAGGGGATGAGCACGGCGCAGGCCCGCGCCAGCGATGAGCTCAGCGACGCGATGGAGACGCTCCAGATGCGTGTAGGCGGCCTGGGCGGCAAGCTTGCGGTGGCTCTCATGCCGTCACTGGAGGTGGTCACCAACAACCTGATAGGCATGATCGATGCGTTCAACCGACTGGATCCCGGGATGCAGGCGGTCATCGGCTACGGCGCTGCGATCTCGATCGCCTGGGGGCCCCTGATGGGCATCATCATCAACACCGCCAAAATGTTTGCCCTACTACAGGGTGGCATTGCTCTGCTCACTGGCGGCGGTGTTGTGTCTGGCGGCCTGGCTGCACTGGTGGCCATCGTGACTGGCCCGGTCGGAATCATTGCCGCATTGGTGGCCGCAGGTGTCGCGGTCTACGTCTTCAGGGATCAGATTGGCGACGCAATAGCGGGCCTAGGTGATATGTGGATCAACGCTTTTGAAGCTATAATTAACTTCTCGCGTGATATTTTTAATCAGATCATCCAGTCATTCGACAGCGTTGTAAATACGCCATTTGGTATATTTCTAAAGGCGTTGCGTGGTGACTGGGGCGGAGTGCTTATGTCAATGGCGGCTCTTGCGCTGGGGCAGTTCAAAGGCATTGGCGACATGATCGGCAGCCAGCTACGGTCGGCTTTCACGTCTGCCGCTAGCGCAGTGCAGGGTATCTGGAACGGCATGTTACAAGGCATTCGCAACGCAATTAACTCTGTATTTGCTGGAATAAACAAAACTATCAACGATTGGATTAGCGGCATCAACAGCGTTATTCGCGCTATTTCGTCAACGACGCGGGTCAGCTTGGATCAGGTGCCGCTAGTTAGCATCCCCCGCTTTGCGACCGGCGCCTACGTCACCGGCCCGACGATCGCCCAGGTTGGCGAGGGTGGCCAGCCGGAGTACGTGATCCCCTCCAGCAGAATGGCCTCCGCCTCTGCCGCCTACCTGGGCGGGGCTCGTGGTGTTGCCGTCCTGAATGGCTCAGCCCCTGGCGGCGGCCGGCCTGTGGTGAACATCCAGACCGGCCCGGTGATGCAGCAGGCGGACGGCTCGCGGTGGGTCAGCCTCGATGATGCCGCCGCCATGGTGCGCCAGGCGGTGGACCAGCTCCGCGGCGAGCTCGCCCAGCCCTCGACCCGTGCGGCGCTGGGGGTGGGATGAGCTACGCCCGTCGGCTGACCCTGCGCCTGTACGAGGGCAGCACCACTCACAAGCGCTGGCAGAACTTCTACCCAGGCATCACCCTGTCTGGCGGGTGGGCTTACCTGCCGTTCGATGCGGAGGGGTTCAACGTGGCCAGCGGCGCCGATCAGGCCACCATGCGGCTGAGCCTGCCAGGTGTCACCGATGTCGCTGCGGTGATTGAGGACGCTCTGGCCCCGCCCCAGTGGCTCGCAGAGGTGCGGCTGCTGGAGCTGGATCAGGCCCCGACCGCAACCGCTCCGCCAGGCAGTGAAATCGAGGTGAGCCGGTTTGTGGGGCAGATCATCGGAGCCGAGGGGCATGAGACCATCACCATCTCCCTGGGGGCGGCAATCACGCCCGTGGGTGCCCAGGTGCCGCCGCGTGTGTTCTCCCCGCGCCTGACGGGCTACTCTCCCCGGCTATGACGGTTCCCCAGCCTGCTGTAGCAGCGCTCACCAGCGGGGCGCGGGAGCAGTTCCTCCGGTCGCTGCTCACCAATCAATCGGCCAGCCTGACGAGCGATCAGGCCATGGCCCAGCTGGCGGCACCTATCCCGCTGGTGTGGGGCCGGCGCGATCTCACCGAGGAGGGCGAGGTCGGCGGCGTCTGGGTGGCCCCGATCGCTACTGAGCTGAGGTTCGAGAACGACGACGCCAACAACCTCACCGCCTATTTCCACCTGGTTCTATCCCAGGGGCAGGTGAGCACGATTCAAGCCGGCGAGTTCTGGCAAGGCGCACAGCAGCGCGGCGCCATGCAGCAGGCCTACGGCAGCAGGGTCGGTAGCTGGTCGCCAGGCAATGCGCTGCAGCAGCGCTACCGGGTCGAGACTATGACCTACCAGACTGCGGTCAGCGGTCAGCCGTGGACAGGATGGAATACCGCCGCGAACAGAGAGTTTACGATTGAAGAGTTTAACCAGCAAATTCGCGCTTCGATTACACTAACGAGTCGGGGTAACTTTGTAACTGAATACAATGTGTTGCCAGTTAAGAGTCAATCTATACAGCCATTTAGCGGACTAAATAGAAATCGCATGACTACGATGTACTTTCATACTAAATCAGGCAGATACATGCCTGGCTACAATTACACAGCTAATCCATCTACAGCAGAGAACAGGGTTTCCGTCACCCTGCAAGAAGCTGGCATAGATTGGTTTCTGACTATTTTTGGCGGCGAAGCATTTTATCAGCCAGCATCTAGCTATGTGTTGCAGATCACCGAAACCAATTCCATACCCTTACCCCTGCCGCAAATTGCCAACTACTGCGGAACTGGCGGCGGCAGTTACTACGGACTGAGCACAGCAT